CCACAGCGTATGGATAACGAGCGATCCAGTTATCTTAACATTGTAGGTACTAGCGTGCCGACTTTGCCAGGTGATTGTTGTTCGTTGTATTATGATCGGCATGGAAGAGCTATAGGGTTCCATGTATCATCAAGTTCCTTAGCTAGTGGTTTTGTCCCGTTTACTAAAAACTTCGTAAAAGGTGAGATAAAACTCACTAGTGTGGCTGACGTTACTAGTCAGTCAAAAAACTAATAATCGAGAATCACGATTTCACGCATCTTGAAAAGTATAGCTCTATTTTAGAGGTGTGTGATTCTCGATTATTAGGGCCGGCTGAGTTGTTCAATGGACAGCTATCCTTTATTGGCTCGGTCCCGTTGTATACTTTACCCATAGTGCCAGCTGAACCTAATCAGTACGTGGCACAGTGGGCTGTAAATAATCATCGTGTATATGATGAGTACTGCAGAGTGAACTGCACTACTCAAAATTTGTTTAAAGGTGTGTTAAAGTATAGTGTGTTAGAGTCTTCCTTGTACGATAGTGATATATTGTGTGAGGCTTATGATTTTATGTATTTACATTTTTATCCTGTTATGTGTGGGAGCACAACAACTCCTTGGGATGACTGTGTCTCAAATTTAAATAAACAGTCTTCATGTGGGTATCCATATAGCACCGCAGCTTCGAGTAAAGGTTTGTTAATAGAAAAACGCCCAGATATTATGCAAGAAATATTCGAACGCTTGGATGATTTTGATCAAAAACTTATACCTTTCTGTTTTAAAGCATCAACGAAAGATGAAAATAGAAAAGTTGAGAAAATTGACGATCCGCGTGTGTTTTGTGGAGCACCAACTGATCATAATTTATACTCTGATTATTACCTAGGTAATATGGAGGACAAATTAATGGCTGCACAAACTTGGAGCTTTGTTGGACATAGTAAAGAGTATGGAGGATGGGACGATTTAGCTAGACGTATATTGAAGCATCCACATATTTTTTCTATGGACATGAAAAAGTATGATACTACAATCCCCTCAGTACTGATGTGGGATAAGTATAGGTTCCGAGCTAAGTGTTTGCTAGAGCCTAGTGAGCGTGATCTTGAACGGTTAGCTTACTTGTATGAGGCTATGATCAATACGTATCTGGTGTTCGGTAGTGAGGTTAAATTCAGAGGGATAGTTATGCGTAAGTTTTTAGGTCGCCCCAGTGGCTGCTTAACTACGACAACGGATAACACTCTTGATTTGTTCCAAATACTTAGTTATTGCTATATAAGGTCAATGAGGGACAATAATCAGAAATATAGCTATGATCATTTTATGGACAATGTCGAAGCGGCACTTAATGGGGATGACAACCTATTTTCCGTCTCTGATGAGTTATTACCTTACTACAACCCACAGACAATCATGAAGTATGCACTGGAATTAGGTATGCTAGCGACCACGGATAATGACGGGATGGCGATGAAGCTTACTGAGACAGAATTTCTTAGTCATAAGTTTGTTTTGTTTAAAGGTAGGTATTATCCAAGCCCTGATTATCAAAAAGTAATGTGTAGTTTGCTAGTACGATCCGATGAGCACGATATAAGATGGACATTAATGAGAGCTTTCGCGTTAAGAATACAATCTTATTGGAATATTGATTGTCGACGCGACTTAGAGCAATTTATTGCTTGGGCTTTCGCTAAATACCATGATGCTCTTATAGGGGAATTTAAAGGTATTGCCTGGAAAACTATGAAAAGTAGTTATTTCACTGATAGGCAAATAATTCAATTGTACTCAGGGTATGAGTACAAGCGAGTCATTGATGATGTTGTGGATGGAGCTGTGTCTCACTTGATTTTTAGCTTACAATCGGTTAGCGCAAGTAAAACAAGTACCCCGAATAAAAAGAAAATGACTAAGTTTGATCAAAAATCAAACGCACAACATATCTATGATGAAGCCAACGAGCTAGTGGACTCCCAAGTTGAGTTGGAGGACGCTATGCTTGGACCAGGTAATCATGATATAATTACACGTGGAGTTAGTAAAGTAGTTTCGACGGCTACTGCCCCAGTGCTCTACGGTATAAATAAAATACTGGGTAACAAGTCGAATTATCGCGCACGTCGTGAAAATGCACGCATTAAACGACAGCAACACGAGAATGAGTATTTAGCTAACAATCGAGCAAATCTTGAAGCTAGAGAACCTCTCGATGCGCGATTCCATGAATATACTAGAGGGTTTACCCCTGCACGAATGAAAGGTGTTGCTCCTAGGACCCCAGCTAATACTAATAAAAAATTACCCAAAAAGATGTTAGTAGGAGTTGAGCTTAACCCAGGTCCAGCCAAGAACGCTAAAGCAAAACCTAAACTAAAGCTTAAAACTATAGTTAAAAAAGTGGTTAAGCAGAATAATAAGCGCAAGAAAGCAACTAAGATGCGTCCAGTCTTTAGTGCTGTACAGCGCGCTGTAAATAACGCTAGTACATCATTTGTGCGAAAACCATACGCACGTCGTAGACAAATCAGACTACGTGAGTGTGAGTATATTAATGAGTTCAGTTCTTCAGGAACGAGCATTAATACGCACTTTGACCAGTTAATTAACCCGTGCAATAGCTCGGTATTCCCTTATCTTAGCACGATTGCTAATTCGTTTGAGCAATATATAATACATAAATTGAAATTTTATGTGAAGACGGAAGCAACAACATCAACACCAGGAAGTGTGATGTTAGTTTGTAATTACGACCCCTCCGCTTCAGCTTTTACGACTAAGCAGCAGATCATGGAATATGAGGGCGCTGTGCGCGGAGCACCATGGCAAAGTAGTGTCGAATATACATATAGACCGAAGAATGCATTGAATAGAAAAATGTTTAATTTATATGGGTCTTTGCCAAGCAGTGTATCTGTTAATGATTATTATGCTGGTAGAATGCAAATGTTCTCAACTAATGTAACCACTGGGTTAATAGTGGGGGAATTGTATGTCGAGTATGATATTTCATTGATGGAACCAGTGAATAGTGCTAATATGTATAAGCGTTACCAACTACCAACTCAAGGTATTATTATGTCCTCAACTGGTGCAACTACACCATGGGGTGCTGGTGTACCAACTGCTATGAATGGCTATGAACAGTCAGATAGCAATCCAATGGGTTTTGGAGCTGGTAATCAAACTATTACTATTAGGAAACACCCAGATACCTCTTATCGGTATTTTGTGTGTATATTTAATGTTCACGATGCAGCATCCGGCGTAGCTACCGTTAGCCCTGGTTCAGGAACTACTGGCGCAATTGTGGGTATTGGTACTGCAGGCTCTCATTTTTCGATCAATGTAACGGAATGGCAGGTCACCGGAGCTAACTCGGGTAGCTTTACTTTGAGTGTGTCTGGAGCTAGCGTAGTTACTAGGATGTTTGGGTTCTGGTCACAAAATTCGTGGATTGGTCAATTTGGGGCACCGAAAGAATTAATTAAGTATTATCCAGATCCTGATGCAATTGATATGTGTGATGAGAAGTCCGATGTAGTGAGTTTATACGATGAAATAAACATATCTGACCATCATGAACCGTCTTTTGCTGAGTACAGGATGTGGCTGGCTATGCAAAAAGGCGAACTTAAGAGACCAAAAGAACAATTAGTGGGTATTGAAAAGAACCCTGGTCCTTATTTTGCCGCGAAGGAGTTTTTACGCTGGTGCAAAGTAGCACTTGATGAGCCTTTGACTTATCATAAAACGCGTAAAGACTTGTTAGAAGCGTTGAAGAAAATAAAGAAGTCATTCAATAAAAAAGATGGAGATGAATGGTTGTATGTTACTAACATAGACTATATCGTCATACGTAATTTTCTTGACCAGCGTAGTAGCGCAATAAATGACTCTTCGCTTTTAGCATTTACAACTACAGTAGCAGGTTTATTAGATCAAACTGGAGAGGAAGAAGAGGTTGATGAGGCTGCTGCTGCAGACGAAGGTTAATCACAAATATCTAACAGGATAAAGATTCGTTTTGTTTTATTTTTTATTTTA